TTGCGCGTCCTGCGCGTTGCCCGTCGAGGGAGCGGTCAGCGTCGTATCCGGTGTCGTACCCATGAACTTGTACGACACGTTCATGCAAGTGTCGTAGGTTTGGGTGTTCGGGTTTAGCTGGCCGAGGTTCGACCAAGTGCCGGGAGCGGTGACAGCCTGCGCGGGATTGCGGCCGGCCGAGCCGACAACCATCGTAGCAACGACAAAATCCCCGGCTTGCGGGGTTGAGTTGCTACCACCTGTCAGAGCATAGGTGATTGTCGTAGTGCTTGCAGCACCCGCTCTACCACCTACCTGACCGCCAACGTAGGAAATCGCCATGTTGGGCTACTCCCTATGCTGGCGGTTGATGAAGGTTACCTGTGGTTTATGCCACGCGCATCAGGCCGGTCGAACTATCGTTCGTCGGCATGGTCAGCGTCAGCGTACCCGCGGTAATGGTCTGCGCGGTGAAGGTGAAGACACCCAGACTGCGGTTTGCATCAGTGGTCGAGTAGATCATCACGGCATCGAACGAGGTCGATAGGGTGACATTCGAGTACGCGATCGAAGCTGATGGGGTCCAATACGCCGTGGTGCCGGTCAGACCAGCAGTGTTGGCATTGGTGACGCTCACACCGCCGGCGGTGTAGTTCGTGCCGGTGACTTCACCGGTCGCGGTGTAAGCTGCGTTCGAAGGACCGGTGGTTGCCGATGCCAGATAGAGCGCCGCCTTCAGCGTCTTGCCGTCCGTGACTGCGGCCAACATTGCCTGCTTGGCTGCCCCGCTAATACCTTGAGTGTTGGCCATAGCCTACCCTTTCACTGAAATTGCGCTGTCTCCGTGGCGTTGTCTTCGCCCTTCAACAGCTTGACATGGGCGTTCTCTTTTACGATCTCGCCGTTCAAACGGTACTGCTCTTTGAAAACGATTGCTTCTTCGGAGATGTCCCAGCCGATATAGTATTCCAGTGAGGAAACAGGTACGTTTCCCTTGGTTGTCCAGATCAGAGGTACTTCTTCGGTCACATTTTCCTTTACTTGCATCACGTTCTCCTGTTGATTATCGCTTACCGCGGCGCAAAGTATAATGCAAAATCGCAGAATTGACAGAGAATTCTGCAACGAAGTCGCTGTTGGTACTGACCAGCAATTGAATGTTCTCCCCGCTACCGTTCAGTTCGAGATAGGCTGGGCTAATCGTCTTGCCATCCCAGTAGAAGTTATCCCAGTAGAAGGAATCCCATGCAGCAGTGCCGGACAACGCGACACCGGTGTTCGAGAACAGATGCTGCGCCACGTCCGTGCTCGCCCAATCGAAGTTGTATCCGACCGAAAACTCAGTGTAATGCTCACCTTGCACCTCAAGCACGCAGCGACGGAAGCGCTTGTGGATTCGCAACTGCTTGCTGATATTGACGTTGGTCAGGAAGTATCCATTGATCGCAGCACCGTCGAAGCTTGTGCCGATGTCATTGTGCATCACATGACCGCTCTCGGTTCCGAAGATGGATACCGGTGTGCCGTCAGCCCATTCACCGTCCCAAGCGCAAAGCGCAGCATCCGGGTACTGGATGATCCCGTGGCCAACCAGCTCGGAGTTTGCAACCGTGCTGAAGATGCCGTAACCATCCGAGAAGAACACCCGGTACTGACTGTATTGGCGATTCACCGAGGAAGCGCACGCCAAGGCCCGGTGTGCAGCGACCGCACTGTTGATGTTGTAGGTCAGGCTGCCGGTATCGAAGTTGCCGTAGTTCAGGCTACTCTTCATCGAGATAATGCCGCGGTCATCGAGCGTGTAGCTGTCCGCCAAATTCTGCATGGTGTATGGAAGACCACCCACACCAACACCGTAGGTGATGAACTTCCAGTCGGCCGAGCTGCTGCCGTAGAGCACGTAGATCGTGTTGCGACCGTAGATCGCGAGCGCGCCACCTTCACCGCTACCCGGCTGAACCAACATCCCGGTCACGTCATCGGACGTGCCGATCTCGCCAGCTCCGTTGATCACCTGATAGTCGAGCGGATTACCTAGCGCCGAGTGAATCACCGATGTCTTGTAGGCGAGGAACAGGTGCCCTTTGAAAGCGTAGATGTGCTTCGGCGGAAATGTCATCCCGGTTGTCGAGATCGGCGTGTAGGTGGTTCCGTCGAACTGGAAAGGATCATTCACGCCGTCGCAGCCATACACCTTCATCGAGGTAGGTCCGGCAGTGAAGTTTGCGATCACCATCTCATAGCGACCGTTCGGAAGCAGTGTTCCGGGCACAGGCACATTCACCCAACCAGCAGCACTCGACTTGTAAAGCTTCGCCTCTGTTCCGCTCGCGTTGTTGCGGAAAGCATAAATCACGTCGTTGAAGATGATGCAACCGAGGATCGGACCACTTCCCGGCACAGGTGCGATGTCAGCTCGATAGATGTTGGCAGCTGCTGCCTTCAACTGTGCAGCGAGGCGCGGCTGCACAGAACCAAAGCTTCCAGTGGTGGTTCCGACCGTTACCGCATTCACAACGATGTTCGTCGGTCCGGGAGAGGGAACCGTGCCGACTACTTTGGTCAGAGCCAGATAGTTCCAAGCTACACCACAGATCACACCTGAAATACTTCCTGCTGTGACAGCATCGCCAACAGCCGGCATTGCGCCGCTCCACGTTGCTTGCAACACCGTCACTGCTGCATTGCTAGGATACGGTTTGCCATTGATGCGCTCATATCCCGCGATGCGATAGTAACCACCGAGCGGCCTCGCTGCGAAGTTGATCGCGTCACGCAACACGCCCGGCGCTAGGTTGAACGTCGGACTCGTGAGATCGAGTCCGCCCCCGAGCTGGATCAGATCGTACTGCGTTTGAGGAAGACCATCAACCTTTAGCATATCGGAGACCCGACCACAATTTCAGGAGACTGATCGAGCGTCATCAGGAGAGCGACTTCGCGGTAATTCGTGTCGGCCCGCATGACAACTTCAGGTGCAGATTCGAACATGCCGTAATGGCGCAGCGCGCGCCACACAATCGCCATGTGCCACCGATCGGGAATCACAGGCACATCCTCATCGTCCTGTAGGTCCGCCGGCACTGCGATCCACTGGAAATTCAGATAGAAAGCGGCTGACGGCTTTGGTCCGATACGCAGGTTCGTTTCAGGCGTCACCGTGCAGTTCAAAGGTCGGGAGAGTACATCTCGCCGGGAGCTGAAATCCCAGTAGTCGCGGAAATCCGGGAAACGCTGGCCGATCAGGAAGGTCTCGTCAGACAGGTTGGCATTGATCGCCACCCGCATCGTATCGGTATCCCATTGTCCGAGCGTCGGTACGCCAAGTTGCGCCTTCGTGTAGGTGTCCTGACCGATCGTGAGCTGTGCAACTTGACTCTTGCGAATGAAGTTCAGATTGAACTGATCGCTGTTCAGGATTTCGCGATACGCGCTGGCAACCCATGTTGTGACTCGAAGCGCTTCACCGCTTTGGTTCTGAACACTGGTGATCTGACCGGAAATCCCGCCCTCGATGAACACGCGTTGGCAAAGTTGGAGATAGTTCAAGGTGATCACCTCAGATTGGTTTTCGCGATCATAAAAGAAAAACCGCCGAGGTGCAAGCAGCTCGGCGGGAAAACCCTATGAACAGGAGGGAACTTCGGGTTTTATTAAGTCGGTGCGCGCAACAGCGCCTTCAACCACGCGGCACCGCGCGGATTGGGGTCACTGATGACAGAGAACGGGTATTTGATGGAAGACGTGCGGCGAATACCGACAGCACGGGAACCGTCCTGCGCAGTGTATTCCGGAGTGCTGAGTGCGTGTTCCTTCACAGCGGCGAGGATTTCGACGTACTTGCGCTTGACCCGCTGCGGAACGCCGCGGTAGAAATACTGGGGAACCCCTTGGCAGGACGTGAAGATCGGGTTCTCGGCATTCTCGTCGGTCGATTCATGAACCATCACCTCAACGATTTCCTCGTTGAAGATGAGCTCTTGAGCGTAGGGGTCCAAGCCACCCTTGCCTTTGACTCCACGAGTCGCCCCGGGGATGATCTCGATCTCGGGGGTTTCCGGCACATACACCGTGTCGAATTCACCGGAGATGTCAGACGGTTGTACCGGAGTGGTGTCCTGCGATTCGATGATTTTCTTTCCAGCCATTTTGGATGCTCCTGTTTAACGTAAAAAAGTTGAATGAGTGTATCAGAATTTTCAATCCGTGAGCAACAGGTTTGCATCCACCGTGCGACGCTTCACCAGTCCGGGCAGCTTCCTGCCACCACCCCATACCCACTTCATCATCTCGGAAGCTGCACCTTCCCAGTCTTCAGCTTCAACCCGCTTACGCAACGTGCTCGCCTTGTAGCGTGTCGTTCCAAGATTGTAAGCGAAGTCTGCGATACCCACGTGGCGCTCGTGATGATCAAGAAGCACCGGCGAGATGTTGGTCACCGCATCCAAGTAGGTGAGCGCTTGAGATTCGAGAAGTTGGTCGGCACGCTCGACTGTGATCGGAGGATCGCTCAGCTTGACAGGCGTGCCGTCCTCGTATGTCGTAGCGCCCACACCGATCGTCGGCACACCTGCAGGGCAGAGATAGGGTTTGAGAAACACTCCTTCGAAACGACGAAGGAGCATCTTGAAGAGTTCGATCACTTCAGGCCGCTTTTCCGCAGGCTGCGATCAACGAACCAGAAACCGACAATGCTGGCGACAAGCGCCTTTTCTTCAACACCCCACAGGCGCACAACCGCTTCAGCGCCGGGAACGCCAGCCTGAAGCAGCAGAATGAACTGAGCGGCAATGGCGACGGTGTAGAGCACGATCACCCACCAGAAGGTAATCAACGGTCGCATGAGGGCGCTCATGCCATCCACGAAGCGGATACCGCTCTTGACTGCCTGCGCCTGCACGCCAGCAATGAGACCTTGAATTTCAGCCAGCCCCAGCGCCTTGTTAGCTTCGAGCTCGGCGAGCTGGTGACCGGCTTCAAGCTTCAGCTTGTCAGCTTTGAGCTGGTTGTCGAACATCGCGAGTTCGTGCTTGCGCTCGTCCTTGCGATCGAGCCATTTCAGAAGCTCTGGAACCATGCGGAACACGCCGCCGAGCAGAGAACCGAGAAGAGTTTCAATCATTTGTCAGCCTCGAATATTTGCTGGTCAGCCAGCTCTCAAGTTGGTAAAGCCCCCGCGATCCCATGTGACCGCTTATCCCGATCATTGCCGCTGAGAGCAGGGGAGGTGTGTTGCTCCACTCACACAACCAGAAGGTGATCACGCCGATGAAGGCACTGGTCAGCAGTTCCCCGATGAGCTCGGTCAGGTTAAAAGGGCGCACGACACCCTCCTTGTATTTGCGAAGGAAGCTCGCGATCCCGCCCCATACGGAGACCAGCACAACCCAACCGTATGTGACAATGGAATAATTGAGAGGGTCTTTTTCAGGCACGGTAATACCTCGTGATGCGTGGTGAGAACATGTAGATGTGCCGCCCGAGCATCGGTGCGTCAAGCTGCCAACCGAAAGCCAACTGAACACAGTAGCTCTTCGTGATCGGGAACACGCATTTGAAATACCAAAACCCGAGATCGTTCAACATGAAGAACCATCCGGCTTTATATGAGTGGCGATTCCCTATGTCAGCTGTTCCGCGCAGTCGGTACGGGCGAGGGTAGGTGCCGAACGGACCCCATTTGAAACCGTATGCTCGATTGCGAAGCAACCAAGAAAGCTGCTGCAGATATTCCGGTTTTCCATGCCATCGAGCTTTGTGCCCAGCATCGCCGAACAGGCTGTTGTCCGGTGTCTGGAACCAGTCAAGCCAGTCAGGCAGCCATCCGTTCTTCGTGAATAGCGGAAGGATCGGTGAGAGAATGACGCTGACCAGCTCCCCAAGCAACACGAAAGGTAAGGCACATAGCCAGTACATGATCACACCTTGTAGGCGCGAACGGTGCCGGATGTCAGCGTGAAGCTCTTGATGTTGCCGTAAATCCACGATCCGGCCGGGAAGGCAACACCGGTCATGGTGCCGGTCAGACCGTCTTCGGACCATGCCGAGAAGGTAGCAGTTGCGACAACGAAGATCGCATTGAACGGACCTGTGCCGCTACCTGTGCCAGTAGCAACCTGAACGCCTGCAAAGGGTTTGTCTTCGAGTGAGAGCATGGTGACCTCCTTGTTGATGCGCGCATTCTACATGGTGATTGCGCAAAAAGAAACCCCTCCTGAGAGGGGTTTCTTGATCAGCCTGTCAAGGCTTAGGCGAGATCGCCAGCGCCAACCAGAGCACAAGCCATCCACTGTTGGTTCAGGAGAACCGAGACAGCGTAGAACTTGGCACCGATGTAGCCACGCTGACCGAGCGGGTCAGCGCTGTCCTTGTTGCCGACCGGGATGACCGACAGATCGAAGGACTTGCTGCCGCGCAGCGCCACCGTACCGTAAGACTCTTGGCCGGCAACGATCAGCGGATACACGTCGATGTTGGTGCCACCGGTGGAGATGCAACCGGTCGCGCCGATCAGAGCACCGGCGTTCTGGAACGGAACCAGCTCGGCGGAAGCGATGAAACGGAACTGCTCGAAAGAGCCGATTTCGTTCTCGTGGATCGGCTTGCGGGAACCGTAGGCAGCCACCGGAGTGTAGTTCGGGAACGCCGTGGTATCACGCAGGTCAGCATCGATGTCGCCGTGGCAGAACACCAGATACGACGCTTCGATCGGCTTGGTGCCGATGTTGGGCGACGGAGCGAGGACACCGGTCGGCTTCTTGGCGTGATTGACGTGCAGAGAACGTGCAATCTTGCGCAGGAGCTTGGCAGTGATCTTGCCATTGACCGTGGCCAGCGTGGTGCCGGTGCCGCCGTAGAAGCGGTTGGTCGAGGCGCGCACCTTGGAGTACAGTTCCAGTTCGCGAACCAGAGCCATGCGCTCGGCGACTTGCGTCTTCAGAGCGTCCGAGATGTCGTCTTCGTACATGTCGGCAACCTTGTCCGAGAAGCTGTACAGGCAGCCGTATTGCTTCATCACCGCGGTGATGTCCTGTGCAACGATGGTCTCAGGCGTCGGGGTCGTACCTTCCGACAACAGGTTGGCGGTCACGTGGGTATCGACACGGTTCGAGACATCGGTTTCGACCGTGGCACCACCGGACTGAATCAGCAGGTTGGGATTGCCGGCGGCGGCGTTGTACGGAACCCAGCGACGATAGAGCACGGTGTCGGATACGTTCTTCGGCATCTGCTTCTGAACGCCGGCGAGCTGCAGGACTTCGTGCGGAATCGCGCGAGCGAGGATTTCACCCTTCCATTTGCCGATCCGTGCGGCTTGGGTTGCCATGAGTTGAGTGGCCATTTGTGTTTCTCCTTGATGGATTAAATCGGTACTTCAGGTTTAGTTGATCTTCTGGCCATCAAGGTCAGGTATCGGTTGGAGTCATTCGAATGGCCCCATAAGCGAAACTTATCTCACTCCAACTATCGTGTCAATACCCTGTTGAAAAAAAAAACCCGGCTTGTGACCGGGTTTGGCTATCGCCGAGAGGCGAGGTGTCAAGATCACGTCTGATCAATAACCTCGAACTTTGCGTTCCTTGGCAAAAGCTGCAGCGAAAGCATCGTCTTCCGTGACAGGTCCGACGTTTGTTTTCGGAGCTCGACCTTGAGGCAACACAGCGTTTGCCACCCGCGCCGTGCGTGCCGGGGATTGCGATGTTGGTGTGGGAGCAGGCGGAGCTGAAGACTGGTCACGCCAAACCTTGAAGTCGGTCAGGTGTTTGCCGATAAAGGTCGAGTCTTCCGATTCCATCAGCATCTTTCCAGTTACCGGCCCGAGAACATTGTCGCGCCACAGAGCGAACTGAGGGCTCTTGATCACCGTGAGCCAGTCAGGATGCAGCACGCTGAGCACGCGTGTTTCGATCTGCTCCTGCATCTTCCCTTGCGCTTCACTGAGGCGCTGCGCTAATGCTGCATCGAGCTGTTCCTGCGTGATACCTGCTGGCGCTGTCGGTGCCAGAGCAGCACCACCTCCGCTTTGCAGGCCGGCGAGGTCTTCGCGCAACAAGCTTGCCAGTTCCGGAAAAGCACCGCTCAGCTTTTCCAGTTTCAGATCGAGAGCTTGCTGCGCCGCCTGTGTCGTCGGCGGGTTGGTTCGCAACGCTTCGATCTGCTGCATCAGCTGGCCAATGCGACCGGCCATCTTATCGACGGTCGTCTGCAGAGTTCCGCTGCGAGCGAGCGCGGCCTGAAGCTGTTCTTCGGTCAGACCAGCGAACAGCTTTACCTCTGCCGGCGCGACCGGTTCGGTCGGCTCGACAGGTTCCACCGGTTCAACCGGCTCGACAGGTTCGACAGGTTCCACCGGCTCGACCGGCTCGACCGGCTCGACAGGTTCAACCTCTTCACCTCGCGTTGTCGAGAACGCATTCGCGAATGCCGCTTCCTCAGCAGCTATGTCTTCCGGGGTTTCGAGTTCGGTAACGAGATTGTCTTCAGTGCTCACTGTACTTGCTCCTGTTATGAGGGTAATTCAAAATCTTGCTCGACAAGCGCCGGTTCTTCGGGAACAGCCAAGGCGAGAATCGCCTTGATCTCCTTGAGGGCTGCCCGTAGCGGGCGCACCTGCTTCAGAGGGCCATCCCCTTCAAGCTTCGCACGAATTTCCGCGGCCCGGGTGTCAAGGTGTGCTTGTATGTTCAGCCACGTCGCGCTCAGCGGATCAATCTTCATGGCTTGATGAACCTCTTCAGCTTGTAGATCGCCTTGAGATAGACCGCTCCGATCTCGTCGTGGAGGTTTTCGAGGACCGGATTCCGCATACAGGCTTCGTCGCGATTCTCGATCAGCTCGACATAGCTCTCTTCGAGCTGCGCCAGCATATCGGCGTTGGCATCCGGTGGTGCTAAGTCGAGACCGATGCTCGCTTCGACAAAGGCGTCAGCAGCTTCACGCACCGCCTCGTAGAATTCACCAAGCGCGAGATGTTGCGAGTGACTGTCGGTGGCGAGGTGCGCCCGGTGGGCGGCGTCGGCATCAGCAAAGGTGAGGTCGATTACGCTGCGCATTATGTGAATCTCCTGCGAAGTGCCGCCAGCGCTTCCTCAGCGCTGTAAGCGACGATCGGCTCATGGCCGAGCTTGACGAAGTGAGGGTGCAAATCCTTCTGCACCTTGCTGACTTTCCCATCCCGAGCTTTCATCTCGATCCAGACAATCTCACCAAACGGACAGACGATCACGAGATCGGGGATACCCGCCAGCACACCTTGCACCTTCAGGTTGGCAGCTTCGCGGGCGTCGCGCGCCCCACCGTTCGGCACATGGAACACCACAGGACGGTATTCATCCGGGAGCAAATGCCACTGCCGGCGCAGCGCTGCAACCAAGCGCGCCTGCTCGCGCGCTTCTTCACGTTTGATTGGTACGGTTTCGGCCGGCTGAAGATCGGAATCTTCCGGTACTGGGATTCGCATCAAGTTGTCTCCTGTTAAGTCATGACTGTAGCAGATGATTCATCATCTTGCAAACGCCTGTCCATCAGGTGCTTTGCCCGGCGGTTCCACCGCCGGGGTGGCGACTTGCGGCCGCGGGTTGCTGGCGATGTTCTCACCGCGAACAGTTGCCGCGATCTCATCCGGTGTCGGCAGAGTTGCCAGCTCGCGCTGCAGATCATGACGCCCGCTCTCGATTGCCAACTGCGCCTTGATCTTGTCGAGCGTGATCTGGTTCTTGTTGGCATAGTCGAGCAGGGCGAGTTCGCGACGCAGTTCGAGCTCTTCCCGTTTGGTCGCCGCGGTGACCTGCGTGCGCTGGGTTTCGAGCGCGACATAGACGGAATCGCGATCGGTGTCGCGCTGAACACGCATCTGATCTGTCTGGTTCTGCATCTCGGCAACCTGTATCCGGGTCTGGTTGTTGAGCGTGGCAACCTGAATCTTCGGGTCTTTGGCCAATGCAGCTTCTTGCGCTTTCTGCATTGCTGCCATTTCTTCCGGCGAGAACATGATCTCTTCCGGGTTTGACAGGCCGGCAACATTTGCGATCTGCTTGAACAACCGGGTCGGGTCGATCCCGAATGAGGGATTAGCCATCATCTGCGGCGCGACTTGGGTCAGGAACATGTTGCGTTGATCGCGCGCAACGAGCGCACTCGACCCCCGGGCGACAACCTTGAAGTCACCCTTGATGCTGGGATCGTCCGCGTAGGTCATCAGGTAGGTGTAATACGCTTGGATATGCGGCTTGATCAGGTAATCATCGAAGATGCGGGCCATCCGGCGCAGGAGGCTTGAGGCGTTGGCCACGAGGATTTGCATCCCACCAACGGTCTCCGGCACACCGCTCGGACCCTGCTGACCTTGCAACAGGATCGGCAAACCGGTCACGTTCTCAGCCATCTTCAAGGCAAACTCAATTGCCTGAAGCAGTTCCGCCTGAATGCTCGGGATGATTACGGACCCCATCGCCTGACTCACGTCCTGAACATCCGCGTCCGGTTTGATCAACCACACCTTCCGTGGTGTGATTTCCCAAGAGCCATCCGCCGGGATGATCGATCCGCGCGACAGGAAAATCTGCGGACCGGAGCTCAGGCCGGCGTTCTCCATCATCGCACGAACGTGCGAGTTCAGGATCGCTTGGCAGGAACGAATCTGGCGGGAGATACCGATACCCCACGGAGAACCGGCCACACGTTGCCAGCACATGAAGTCGTAGGGGAAGCGACCGTCGGTTGCTTGGTTCAGGTGCGCTTTCACCGGCGTGTCGTTGATCATGGTGACGACAACAGGCACGCCGACGTTGGCAATCACATCTGCCTCGGAACACGAGCACTGCAATGCGAGCACTTCTTCGCGGGTGAGGAACCCATAGTAATACCAGACATGGAAGCGTTTTGCCGCCATGTCCTGTGAATCGTGCGGTGCGGCGGACATCGTATCCGTGGCGCTACACACCGGACCCTGTTCGATCACCTTCGCAATCGCTTCATCGATGTAGCCCGGCTGCCCGATCAGGTCGCGCACCTGCTTCTCAACGAACTGGTCGTGTTCGATGAAGAACTGACCGTTGTGGATGTTGTCGCCACAGGCCGGGTCAGGATAGGCATCCCAACAGCTGATGTCCTTGGATGCCGGGACAAGTTCTTCGAGAACTTCAACTACATCCTCACCGGTGTTCTGATCCCGTACCATCTTGACTGTGCGGCGCAGCTGCGGCACAGGGCCGCGCATGATGCCTGTGCCTAGACGGCTGGCAGCATCCACCACCGCGCGCAGGGAGGTCGAGAAGTCGCACTCCTGCAGTTTGTCATCGATCCAGATTTGAGCTCCCTTGCAGGCGCGCTTGGCAATTGCCAATGCTTCCTCGTAGGGATCAGGCGGCGGTTCGGCCGGTGCCGGTGCCTGAACCGGCTGCCCGGTGGCGGGATCGATCTGCTGCTCTTGCGGCTGCGGTTCCTGCGCCATCTGCAGTGCCTGCACGATGGGGCTCGGCTTCTCCGGAAGGTTCGGAATGCTTGTCGGTTCGAGAGACCACGCACGGTCATCGACCGGGCTCAGAACCTCGATCACCTTCGAGGCCGCGGTTTCGACATACGGCCGGGTGATGTTGAGGAAGACCCGGCTGCGGTACTTGCTCTTCGGCTTGGCGATGAGCGGGGAGTCCTGCGTCAGACCCTTGTAGTAGAGGGTCTTCGGACTGTCATCCTCACCCTCGTAGTAAGCCTGATCTTCAGCCCATTGTTGCTCGATACCGGAGGCGACACGGAACTTCACCGCATCGTCGCGATGCTTGACCAGAACCTGACTGAGCTTTTCGCGCAGCTCTTCTTCCTGCTGCTTGGCAGCCACCGCCATCTCTTCGAGCGCTTCGAGCTCTTCCGGTGTCAGCTCTTCGAGCGCTCCAAGCACCCCTTCGCTTTCCGCCTCGGCGCGCTCGTACTCGGGAGCTTCCATCTGCTCGTGCAGGTTGTCTTCTTCGTTTCGCATCAAATATCTCCCGCGAGTGTCCGGGCAAGGACACCTTTCTCTCTCAAGCTGTTGGGATCGTTGCCGATCAGGTTCGTGAAGGCGCTGTTGCGCGAGGCAGGCTCGTCAGCTTTCAGGCGCGGGTTGCCGGTGTATCCGAGCGCGTTCGCCTTCACGATAGCTGCAGGGTCGTCAGTTGGATTCTGCATCTCCTGCAGCTGGTTCTGGGTGAAGGTCGGTGCTCGTGGTGCTTTCTGGGTCGGCGCTTGGATGTAGCTCGGGTCCATCACCCGGGCGGTGATGCTGCTGCGTTGCCACCCGGAAGCGACAGGATTCCCGTTTTCATCGACAAGCGGGTTCCCGAGAAAATCCGTACCGCCGCCCCATGTGTGGAATGTGGCGGTGCCGTCCGGGTTCTTCAGATACACCCCGTTCAGTCCGCCCGGTGCATCCGGCAGCTTATCCACCACCGGACCTGCCATCTGCGGGTTGCCTTTCTTGTCAGCATAGGCGGCGGTGAAGCCCGGCTGACCACTGCTGTCGGTGTAGCCTTTCAGCACTGTGTATGCGCCCGGGGCGTACTCGCCGATCCCCTGCTGCTGACCGGCCTTCACCGATTCCACGAAGGCATTGTATTCCTCGGCCTGAGCCTTGTACGCACCGTATTGCTCGCGGTAGATGTCATCCGCTTTGTTGAGCTTCCGGTTGTAGTCCTGAAGGTACTGTCGCAGTAGTTTGGCTCGGCTCATGAGGATCGCCCGGTGCAAGATTGCCGGGATTGTATATCAATTCGGGGTGGTGTCAAATCCCTTCGTCCATCTCGTAGGGTTCCATTACCGGCCGGTCATCGTCCAATGCCAAGCCGATCAAGCCGTCGTTCTCGACCCCGGCCGGCATGTGCTCGATCGCACCCATTGCCCGCTTCATGCCGACAGCGAGTATCTGGAAAGAGTCAGCGCCGTTCGACCACTGATCATGGAGTGGTGCCAAGCTGAAGACATTCCGCTTCGGATCAAAGCTGAAGCTGTAATTGCGCAGTGCCTTGCGTCCGTCGATCGTGGTGTCCTCGTTGAACCAGCACTTCGGCAGCAGTTGTCGTGCCGCCTCGATCTGCTGATCCTTCGGCAGTCGTGGCACCACCTTCAGGTTCCGCATCCCCATGTTGCGCAGGGTCTCGATCCGACTCTTCCCTGATCCAAGTTCCCGCACCTTGCTGTCGTGCGGCAGCAAATGCGCGCCGAGCCGATTGGCGTATGGCAGCTTGCTCAGCCAATCGACGTAGTGTTCGAGCCCCTTCCCGCTCTGCTGGTAGTAGGCGAGCACATGCGGTTCCCGGCCGCACATCTGCATGACCCAAATCGCCGTGCTGTCCGAGACACCCAAGTCCCAAGCAGTGATCGGTGCCATCCCGGCCGGATCGTATGGAACCTTCGTCACCTGCTGCGCATTCATGTAGGGGAGCAATATCCGCCCGGTGGTCGCGGCCAGCACATTATTCTCGAACTCGACCTGATACGCCTCTTCGCTCATGGTGTTGCGCAGGTCTTCGAGTTCGTGCTGTGGAATGATCCCGGTCTCGCTGGCCTTCAGGTTGGCGCTGAACCACAAGAGCGGCAGCTTCTCCGCGAGCTCATGCGTGCGCCACAAGTAATCATCCACCGACTTCACCGTGCCGGAGATCGTCATCCAACCCTGCCGGTCGGCCAGTGCCGGGCGGATAATGCTGCTGATGATGAAGTCGGCAATATCCGCGGCCTCATCGATCACGATCCCGTCCAAGAAGAGACCCCGCAATCGCTCAGCATTCTCGGCACCCACCAGCATGATTGTCGAGCCGGGCAGGTTGGTGTTGTTCGGATCGGGAAGGGTGACCGTCAGGTGCTGCTCAAGTACCTTGTATCCCGGGAAGCGCGCGAATGGTGCTGTCTGCTCCTTCAAGTAAGCCCACGCGATGCTGCGTGCCTGCGTCGCTGTCGGGGCCATCATCGCGAACTGTTGCCGCAATCCATCCTGCCGCGGTGTGAGCGACCGCACAATGATGTCGTTCAGGAGCGCGAAGCTCTTGCCAGCCCGGCGGTGGGCGATGATGCAGGCGTAACGCTGTGTCCTGTTGTGATATGGCAGGAACTGCGGTCGTGGATTGTAGTTGAAGGTGGGTGCTGTGCTCATCGTTGCGGGGTGTCCTGTTCGTCAGTGATCGCGATCGTACATGATCTCGGGTGGGGGTGCAATGCACTTAGTTTGTCAGGACGTGACACTGTTTTGATTTTTTTCTCTGTCTCTGTGATGGACCCCATAAAAACCCAAGCTGAGCGGCGCGGGGGTGGTGGGGGGTCGCGAACGCGCGGGCGCGGGCACGCACACACGCACGCACACGATCGCGCGCACACACGAGCACGCTGGCACACCACACCACCGAGCCGGCCAGCGTCACTCACTAACACACCACCACACAACGTCACGTATTGACGGATCAAGTGAGCAACCGAGCAGCAACATCACCACATAACGTCACTCACTGACACCATTGCGCCTCTATGCGTCACGCCTTGACACCATCGCGCCTCTGTCAGTTAGTGACAAAATGCGTCAATGCGTGATGTTCCAGATGAGAATCATTCTGTTTAGGAGGTGTTTAGGAAACAGTTTAGGAGCTGGAAACCGTTGCGGCACAACGGTTTCCGCGGTTTAGTGAGTTTAGGAGGGTATCGGCACATAAGTGAGGAAATTGTTAGGGGCACGCGTGAGGAAGTGCCAAAACCAGCATAAATTTACCACTTTGTCACGCCTTGACATGGGGGTCGCGTAACATGGGAAATAAGGTATATGAGATATTTAATATATATGAATTCCTGCATATATCACTTCATGA